ACATTAATAAGAGCATCTTCTAATGAAGTCTCATTCAAGTCGGCATAAGTTGAAGGTCTGTTACTGGAAGTTCCACCACCACCGAGAGGGTGAGCGTTAGAAACGAGAGGTTGCCCATCTCCACCAGTAAAGCTACTATCAAACGCATTGTTTAATGTTGCAGCAGCTTTGACCTGCTTGGTATTCGCCATAGATCTAGCCAAGGCTTTTGTATACCTTGAACCAAGTCTATCATAAAGGTTATCTTCAACTGCTTCTTCTGTAAGTGCAAAAGCCAAAGCAACAGTTTCGTGGCTGTAACGAGAAGTATAGCCTTCAGTAGCGCTATCAAACGATACCCCAGCTCCTTCTTGTTTTGTTTGGGCATTCCCAAAGCCAACGATCATTACTTCTTCTTCAAACGCTCTGTCGGAAGACTCAGTTTCGTAAATTTCTTCGTGTTCAGAATCATAACGAGCATATTCCATCCCAAAAAGGGCGTTCAATCCTGGTTCTAATTCTTTCGCTAATTGAGCTCTATTTATAGCCATGATTTAACTCCTTACGCTAAACCTGCGCCTTTTTGACCGCAGATGTGATTTTGAATAACAACTAAAACATTTGTGTTCGCCGAAGCAATATCTGAATTATCAGGATCTTCTGATATATCAATTGCTTTAAGCGGTAACCCAGCTGTTGTAGCACCCGTTGTGACGTCTAACTCTGCTCCTGAAAGTCCTGACTGAGTGCTTGAACTGTTTGTATAAACAATATCAAAATTTCCGAATAGATCAGCTATTGGGAAAGTGTCATCAGCTTGGATTTCAAAAACAACATTAGGATCGTCCACTATAAAAGCGATAATATCCGAAGCATTTGTGCTTGCTGGATAATATGCGCTAAATTTTTGCTCGCCCGAAGTAGGATCAGTGTACTGACATCCCATAAAAACTCCCACAATAGGAACAGTTCCGCCGTCAGCGTGTATTTCTACAGTACCACCAGTAACTTGCATTACCATGTCTCCTGTGTAAATAGCTGTTCCGTAATTTGCAGCAATTCTATAGCGACTAGTACCACCAGTCCAAGGTGAGCCACCCATCATCTTGACAGGCCTCATACCAAATGAAGCATCTTTATTTGCCATTTTATTTACCTTTAATTAAATTTTATTTAAGTGAAAAAGATTAATCTCTTTTACCACCGCCAAAAGTTACGCTCGAAGATCTCTGAGGTTTTAACATCGGAGAACTTGGGTCAGATTCCTTCATTAAATCATTATCAATTGCATCTTGCTGCATTTGAGCACGTTCTGAGAAATAGGCGTTTCTTTCTTCACGTGTTTCATTTGGAATCTTTGCCAAAAGCAAACCACCCACGGATACAACACCAGCATGCTTTCCATCATCAATCGAAGGAAGTTCAAAGTCTCCAATCTCTTCAATTCGTACTAGGTCGAAACCTTCACGTAATCTAGACATTACATTCTTTTTATCTTCTTGACCGACAACTTCGGCTCTTATCCACCTGTAGGTATAACCTTCAGGTGATGGTGGTGTCTCCAACATAGATGGGGGACGCCAGGGTTTGCGAGCGGTTGAGGATGCTCGAGTGTCCGCAGAACGATTTGTTCTGTTATTCTTTGATTTTGAACTATTTTCTGTCATAAGTCTACCTTTTAACATATTTTGCGTACTCTTCTAGGGGTACGTTAAGCCTTTTCGCCATCTGAACTTCAGAAGGAGATAATCTAATTTGTTTTTTGCTGTTAGTTTTACCATCAGCTCTATTCGCAGAAGCTACTTTTTGTTGAGGTTTAGATCTTACTTCTTGTCCCTCTGAAAACTTATGAGGAAATTCCCCACGCATTCTGCGATCTATTTCAGTATAATACTCATCTGAGGTAGGATCAATCTTTTCTTCTTCTACCAATTTTCTATGAATATTAAAAGCTGCTAAAGTCATAGTTTCATCTTCACCGAACCATTTATTAGATTCTGCCCATTTTTCGCTTTTTGGGTCAGGATCTGGCGTATATTGAGGTTGAAAAGCTTGTTCAAAACCATCATCCTCAACAACAGGATTTGTTACTAGCTGTTGTTTAGAAGAAACAACTTTATTTTCTTCTACTGCTATTTTAGCTAAAATGTCTTGAGCTTTTGCCACCTTGTCAAAGTCTGAAACTTCATGTGCATTCTTTAATGCTGCTATAGCTTGAGCTTTTTGAGACTTTAATCTTGTTTCAGCTTCTTCTAAATAAGATTTATCTAAATTAGAGGTTCTGTTTTTTAAAGCTCTGTTTTCTTCTCTAATTCTTTTTGCATACTCATAAGCAGATTCTTGACCTCGTTCAGCTTCTCTTAATCTTCTTGTTAAGTTACCAATTCTTTTTTGAACTTTGTCAGAATAATCTTCTAACTCATCTTCACTTTTTGAAGAAGCGTCTTCTAATTTATCAGAATCTTGCTCTATTTCACTTTCTTCAATAGATTCTATCTCTACAATTTCATCTTGTTCAGTTTGATCGACAGTTTCTTCTTCTACTTTATTTACTTGTTGTTCCATTATTTCCTCAAGTTATAGCGTGACAATATCATCGGGATCTTTAATAGTTGCGATAACCTCATCATCGTTGATAATACGGCACTCTGCATCATCGCCTAACTTAAAGCGAGCTCCAGCGTACCTTCCAATTAATACCCATTGTTTTTCATGACACCAAGGTATTTCCCCAAACTTATCTTTATCTTTGTAACACAACGGACCCATTTTTATAACGTAAGCAACAACAGAGGCTAATGCCTCTCTGTCTACTGATTCTTTGGTTAAAACAATACCGCCTTTTGAAACTCCCCTACCCCTGTAAGGAAGTATTAGCATTCTCCACCCTGATGGGCAGGGCATTCTATCTAGTAAACTATCATCTACTAATGTTGGATCTAAAACTCTTTCTTCTGCACTAACAAAAGCCTTATCAATTTCTGATTTACTTTCTTCGTTTTTTGTTGATTTTTCTTCGACTTCCTTCGCTATATGATCAGGAACTATTACCTTGCTCTTCTTCATCCTCTATCACCTTTCCTAGCAGCTCCCTAAATAAATTTTCTGCTTCAACTAGAGAACTGTAACGTCCAAGCAGATGTTGGTATTGTTCAAAACTTTTAACACCAGAAACGATAGTATTTGTTATATCTTCCTGTCTTTGTTTAAGTTCTTTTAAATACTTTTCACGTATCCAAATAATAGACATCAATAAACGCCAGAAAATTTACCACCAGATATGGCATCACCCATACCTCTAGCTTTGCCTTTACCCATTCCTGGAGTAGACGAAGAGTTGGCTGAAAAACTTCCTTTCTTTGTTTTTAAAGGAACAGATCCTTTATTACTATAAGAACATTTGTCTTTCATTACTTTCGGAGTTATTTGATTTTTTGGTTGTGTACGTTTAATCATTTGTTAATTTTGTTGTATATAGGTTTATATTGCAAGTTTTTTAAGAAGAATTTTTATTTGCCATAGCCCTTAGTTGCATTTCTTTTTGCTGAGCCATTCTATCTAAAGTTGTATCATTCTTCATTTCAGCTATCTCTTCTTGAGTGTTTATTTTCTCAACATCAATTTGAGATCTAACCATAGCTTCTTGAGCTTTTCTTTCTTGGTCTATTCTAAACTGTTCTTGGTCTTGATTTAACTGTTGACCTTTTAATGCAAGTTCTTGTTTTCTAATACTTACTAACGGATCTTCATCTTGAGGTGACGCAACTTGTTGTGCGTATTCATTAACCAATTCAGCCAATATAGGAGATGAGAATTGTGCAAGAATATCATTTGCTTGAGATATTATTTGATTAACCGTTATAGGATCAGCTTGTTGTGCTTGAGCATTCAATTGCTCGTACTGAGCTTTTGCTTCTGGAGGCATTTGTTGTTGTGCTAATAAGTCTGCTTTCATCTGTAAATGTTGCATTATGTGAGCGTGAATTAAAGCTTGAACTTGAGCATTCATTTGAACAGGCGGAGTTTTTAACAAAGACATGTGTATTGCAATATGTGCATCATGATTTTGTTGTGGAAACGCTTGCGCTGGTTGACCCATTAACAAAGAGTTATTTTCTATACCAGCCTCTATTGGCATAGGCTCCATACTTGGAGGAGGAGGTAATATTTGTTCTGTATTATCAACACCTATTGCTGCATACATTCTTTTGTAAACTTCATAAATTCCATTCGGTCCATGTATTTGTGGGTTAGATTGCACTAATTGCAACTGCTCTTGAGCCATTGCTATCCTTTGAGATGTGCTAAAAATATCTGGGTTACTGACTGGAAAAATATCAACTTGGTCATTAAAGTCTTCTAGTTTTATTTGTGCTGGTTGATTACCAATTGCATAAGGATATTCTGGTGGCAAGTATTCTTTAAAAAGAGAAGCTAGTAATCTAAATTCTTTTCTTTGAGCGTTGTGCATTCTTTTATGAATTGCTGATAATACTTTTGTAGATCTTTCAAGCAACGCCATAGTTGTGCCAACGGGTGCATTTGGATTGCCTTGACCTGTATTTATTTCAGCTATAGATGCAAATTTTTGACCTGAATCAACCAAAACTCCGAGCAAAGACAAAAGCGTTGAGCTTGGTTCTTTAAAAGGTAATGGTTGTATTGACTCTCTTAAAGATCCACCAGGGGCATCTACATCTCTAAACTCTCCAGGCTGAATAGGGGTGTCCTCATCCCGTATTCTAATACCTCTTGTCTTGAACCCAGCAGGGAGGTTGGCAAGGGTACCCGCATCAATTAACTGCCTCAATATAGATGTAGATGCTTTTGAAAGACCACCAATCATGTGCGTTAAACCAAAGCCGTAAAAACCTAAACCTGGCAAAAATTTAAAGTGAACAAAATATTCAACTTTATTTTTTAACACATCATCTTCTTTAAAGTTTCTTCTGATAGATAATATTTCTTGGGAGTTAGCATCAATCGTAACAATGTACGGAAGTTTAATTCCTGAAGGATCTCCTTCATCATCAACATCTTCAAATCCATCTAAATCTAAATTGCAATGTACTTCATATAAAATAGCTAAGTCATCTGAGTCATATCCAGATTGAACTCCAGCTAGTTTTTCTATTTCACTTTTAACTTCTGAATATTGAGAATTATCTTGCCCACCATTTAAATCTACCATTCTATAAAAACCTGAAGCTTGTAATTTCTTTACATCGTTTTCAGACATTTTTATAACATTAGTAATTCTTGAACAAGACTCTAAATCTGTAGTGTAATAAGGAACAATTAAATCTTCTGGAGCAATAAACTTAGAAACTGCTCTACCTAAATTTTCATCGTAATAAATTTTCTTAAAAGCTGATCCAGCTAACGGAAGATAAAACAACATTTGATCAAGCTCTTCATCAAACTCTTCCATTACATGAAGAATTTGATAGTTCATAAAATCTTGAACTCTTTGTGCTTGATGTTCTTTTAAAGAATCATACAGTCCCACAACTTGAGTTTTAACAGGCCCATTAGATGGCAATAATTCTTTGTATGCTTGAGCTTGAAAAGTTGTTACTGCTTCGCCTAAAAGCGGGTGAGTAACTCCACTTGCTCCCTGAAAAGGTTGAGATCTTTCTTCGTCAAACTTCATGCCTAAATATTTCAAGCCATCAGTATATGTTTTCTCCCAATCCTCTCTTGAAGATTTATCTTTTTCTATACCATCAACTAAACTGTTTGCAATTTTTGAAAGTTCGGATTCTTCCATTAGTTCTGCTAAGTTGTCATCAAACTCTGACTCAATTAAATCTTCTTGGTCATCACCCAAAATAGCACTACCATCGTCAAGCATAGTTACATTGTCTTCTGAAGATACTATATCCATTATTTCTACAAGCTCGGCTTGTTCTGGAGATTGTGATTTTGTTAGATCCTCTGCTTGTGGAGGTATAATATTTTTATCTATAGCCATTAGTGTAAAACTCTTTTTGTTGGTGGTTCATAGTTATATACAAGATCATTAAACTCACGTATTTCCCCCACTACAGTAATGTTAAAATCTAACGCTTGTTGTTCTGCTTCTTCCCAACTTGATGCAATAATAAAGGGTCCTCCGCAAGACTTGCCTTCTTTTTCGTATTCAGTAAGAAATAACCTCATTTTAATAATATACTCGATTTACAGGTGCTTTTTCCATATCCTGATAATCATCATCAAGGGAAACAAGACCACCCTCTCTAAATCTCATTAGAGCTTGAGTCATAGTATCACATAAATCATCATTAGCTCCAAACGGAAAAGAAGCACATTCTTCTATCATTTCTTCTGCAAATCGTTTGTTTGGAGCCCAAACCAATCCACTTTCAAACATAGGTGCTACTGAGTGCATTCTAGAATGTTTATCATGCCCTCTTGATGGAGAGTAATTAACAACAGGTATGCCTAGTCTCCTTAATTCATGTGTTAGGGGTGTGCCTGATGCTTTTGCTTCTATAAGCACCATATCGGGTTCCCAATATTGATATTCTTCGTAGGCTACTCTTTTAAGCTCGGGAAAATCCCAACGATCTTTTTGTGCGTCTAATAGTATAATTGAGTCGGGAGCATCTTCACTTGGTTTAAAAACCCCCCAAGTTGATATAGCTGAAAAGTCTGCACTTTCTTTTTTTGAGTAAGCCGTATCGTAGCTTTGTATAATATATTTAACACTAGGCAATTCTTCGGGAGTCCACTCATTCCACCAATCTCTTTTAACAATAGAGCCTTCTTCAGCAGTAGGTGTTTGCATCCATTGTGCATTCCATTTTATAACAGGCAAAGATGCTTTAACTTTTTCTAATTCATCAATAGCCCAAAACTCTGGCCACAAAGGATTGTTTGTTTCGGGAAAAATAGCAGGAAATTCTATTACATCCCATTGGTCTGCTTTCGCTTCTTTTTGTGCGTCTAAAAGTTTAGCCGTTAGGTCAACGGCACTCCAACGAGTCATCACTAAAACGATAGCACCTCCTGGCTGTAAACGCTGTCTCGGTCCAGATGTATACCATTCCCAACACGCTTCCATTTGAGTTAACGATAAAGCGTCTTGCTCAGAATGAGGATCGTCAATAATTAACAAATCAGCACCACGACCTGTAATGGCTCCACCCACACCCGCAGCAAAGTATTCGCCACTTTTGTTGGTTTCCCAACGTCCTGCTGATTTACTGTCTGCTTGCAATTCAACGTCTGGAAATATTTTTCTGTATTGCTCTGTATCCATCATGTTACGAACTTTACGACCAAACCTTACCGCCAACTCACCTGTATGAGTTGTTTGCATAATTTTTCTGTTTGGTTGTTTACCCATAACCCAAGCAGGAAAATAAGTAGAAGCAAATTCTGATTTAGTATGACGAGGCGGCATGTTAACAATCAAACGTTTTATTTCGCCTGACGCTACCTTTTCTAATTTTTCTGCAAAGATTTTATGATGTTTACCACAAATAAATTCTGTCCACATGAGATCAATAAACGTTAAAAATTTTTCTTTAAAACCTTCTCTA